CCTTGATCAGGTTGTCACTCAAGCAGCTGGGAATCCCCAGTTCAGGATCTCGTTGTCAACGAGCGCCTGCACTGAGAATTCCAAAAAAGAAGAAGGGAAGTTCGGGTACTTACGAAAAGTACCCGATCTTCCTTTCATCCCACCGTTTAGTGTTCGCAATCCTGGAGGCCAGTTAGGAAACTGGGCTTTCAGGAAAGCGATCGAAAAGGTAAACTCTAGTAGTGACGACATTTTTAAAACAAATGTCGCCGCTATTAGGGAAAATGCAAAAGTTAGGGTTGTTCAGAGCGGGTCTTTTTACAAAGACGCGCTCTTGCAGCCCTTCTCGCATATGACAATCCAAGCTGCAAAGAGCATGCGCTCTTTGAAGAATGGATTATCTTCCGGTAGACTAGGATGGAACTTCATCAGTCGGATCGATCACCTCGATCCGGTTGATGGTCACGTCCTATTCGAAAAACACAAAAGGATTGTAAGTCTGGACTGGCGTTCAGCCACAGACATACCTTCCTTTAAGTCAGCGCACATGGTGATGGGTAGACTCCTCGAGAAGATGAGACTACCTGCCTCCATACTTGATCCCATTAAATGTATATGGCCTGGGCCAAAGGACATATACATTAATGGAAAATTTCACTCGGTCCAGGTCAACGGAGTCCCCATGGGGGATCCGTTGACCAAGTCCAATTTATCTTTAGCTCACCCTATCTGTGAGGCTTACGCCTCAAAGAAAGAGCCGAGCGTCAAAGTAGTGCACGACGGCAACGGGGATGATACTGCTATCATCCTCGGTGCCGACGAGCCCTCAAAGATGATCAGGTGGGTTCAATACTTCAACAACGCGGCAGCGATGTTGGGGTATGAACTCTCCGAAGACGACTTCTTCATAACAAGTTCCTGGGGAACTTATTGTGAGGAAGTATTCCACATTCCTCTTGACCGCTTTAACACCGTAAGAACGGCGTCAAAGCTCAAGGACAATAGATTGTTACCGTACTTGGATCATCCGAAGATGAGACTAGTACTGGATACAAAGAAAGATAGGAGAGATTACTCATCCGTCAAAGACGGTAAGTACACTCTCCTAGGTAAAGACACAGAGTACTCGGAACAGGGCGTCGAAGGACACCTATTCCAAGTAGCCTCTGTGATGCAAGACATATGTCTTGGACTGAGATACGAGCGTAGGCCCGTATATCTGCCAAGACAGATCTTCAGTGTAGGCAAGATGCCAGCTTTCTGGAATACAGAAAGCTGGGCAAATGCCATTTGGAGTCAGATTCCCAAGGTCACGAACGTAACCGTTCAAGCCCTCAGGGAATTACTAGGAGAAGTTCCAAAGAACTTGACCAACCTACGGTCGGTCAAGACTATGGAAAGACATTTTGATAGCGAGGCCGTCACCGAGGTATTTTCAATACCCGAGGACGACCCCATCAGAAACTACATAATCGTCCCAAGGGACCTTGCTAGCAAGGTTCCTCCGGGCGTTTTAGATAGACTAGTTGCAAGTAAGCACCTCACTACTTCATCAGAAGTGGAGGCGCTATACTTGTACATGAAGAGAGTGGAAACCCTCCAACAGACTGTCGAACAGACAGATCTGATGGAGATGGTTTTCTCAAGATGTACGGAAATGCCGTCATA